ATGGGCTAAGGTAATACCAATTAGGGGGAAAGAATATTTAGAAGCGCAGAAAATAAGACCAGAGCTCCAATATAGAGTGACGATAAGATATAGAAAAGACATTCACCCAGCTATGATAATTCGATTTGAAGATAAAGAATTAGAAATAGAGTCGGTAATAGATATAGCCAGTAGAAAGACATATATGGAGTTAAATTGCGTGGAGAAGAGAGTGAAAACTAATGGCTGATTTTAAAATAGAAGGTCTAGAAGAATTTCAAGAAAAACTTAAAACTATAGAAAAGAAAGCACCTGATAGAATAATTGACAAATTAGATGATGAAGGAAAAAAATTAAGAAAAGAAGCTAGAGCAAATACGCCAAGAGTAACTGGAAAGCTAAGAAAAGGATATAAACTATTGCCAGTAGAGAAAATACAAGGTGGATATCAAAAAGGATTATACAATAATTATCCTACATTTCATCTTGTAGAGAAAGGTCACAGAAAAGTATCTCCAAGTGGCAAAGAGCTAGGTTGGACAGATGGCCTATTTATGCTAGAAAAAACAGTAAAAGAGCAGGAAGAACCAATTATGGGAGAACT